CTGGGGAGTCTGCTGTTTGGCCTGCTGACGTATCTGACTAACCTTTATTTCAAGATTAAAGAAGATAAGCGTAAGGCGGCGCGGGGAGAGTAAAGCGATGAAGAAAAAATACGAACTGGTTGTTAAAGGGATAAATAATTACCCGGATAAGATTACTGTTACTGTGGCGCTGGAAATTGGTGGGTATCCGTCACTGTTGTTGCCAAATGTGGCGATTAGTCTTGACCGTACTGAAGGTGCCACGCTGGAGTTTTACGAAGCGGAGGCGAAAAAGCAGGCGAAGCAGTTTTTCATGGATGTTGCTGCCGGGTTATGTGAAGGGGATGGTCCGTTGCCGGAAAAGCGGCCCATCATTTTAGAGGCGCAGGATGTGTTGATAACCTACAGAGGAAAACTACCGGGAATAATTACTGGTTCTCTGAAGACTCCACCGCTGGCCTGAAGACTTAACATATCCAGGGATTTGAAATCGATAAACCCTGATAAATATCCATGAACACCAAAATCAAATACGGCCTGTCGGCTGCCGTTCTGGCGCTGATTGGTGCAGGGGCGTCTGCGCCTGAAATCCTCGACCAGTTTCTGGATGAAAAGGAAGGTAACCACACCACAGCATACCGTGATGGTACGGGTATCTGGACCATCTGCCGCGGTGCCATCCTGGTGGATGGTAAACCTGTCGTCCCGGGCATGAAGTTGTCGAAGGAAAAATGCGACCAGGTTAACGCCATTGAGCGTGATAAGGCGCTGGCATGGGTGGAGAAAAACATCAAAGTGCCGCTGACCGAACCCCAGAAAGCGGGGATCGCGTCATTCTGTCCGTACAACATTGGTCCCGGTAAGTGTTTCCCGTCGACGTTTTACAGACGAATTAATGCAGGTGATCGCAGGGGAGCATGTGAGGCGATTCGCTGGTGGATTAAGGACGGTGGCAGAGACTGCCGTATTCGCTCAAACAACTGCTACGGTCAGGTCTCACGGCGTGACCAGGAGAGCGCGCTGGCGTGCTGGGGAATTGACAGATAAGAAGAATATTTTGCTGAAAAATGAGGTTTGCTTACATGGACGGATAACACGAAATCCTGCAAATTGGCAAAATGTAAGTGAATAAAGTCAAAACAGTTGTTTAACACTCAGGCACCGTAATGATGCCTTTGTCATTTCTGCGCATCTCACGCGCATCTCACAACACAGAACCTTTCAGGATGACCCTTGAGGATACCGGTTTGGCTGTCGGTGCCTTTCTGTGGGCTGGATTCCTGTGAGACAAGGTTCATCACTAAAAGGAAATAACCGATGAATATGATGGCCGTGCCGTTTTATGTAGTTAACCATAATGGCGAACCATACGTTCCCATGAAACCTGTCGTTGCGGGGATGGGGCTGGCCTGGCAATCACAGTTGGCTAAGTTAAGACAGCGTTTTGCGTCAACTATAACGGAAATCGTTATGGTTGCTGAGGATGGGAAACAACGCAATATGGTGTCCATGCCACTTCGAAAACTTGCCGGTTGGCTACAAACCATTAATCCCAACAAAGTAAAACCCGAAATCCGCGATAAGGTCATCCGGTATCAGGAAGAGTGCGACGATGTTCTTTACGAGTACTGGACGAAGGGTTTTGTCGTTAATCCCCGTAAAATGAGCGTGATGGAAGAACTCAACCAGGCTTGTGCTGACATGAAACGGGATAAAAACATTGCCAGTGTGTTTGCTACCGGGCTGAATGAGTGGAAACAGGTTAAAGCCGCGCATGTATCAAAAATCCGTACGCTGGTAAATGAAGCGAATATGCTGATTGATTTTGTCCTGGCTGATACAGGCAAAGGGAAAATAACAAAGGCGGATTGATGGGGTGGCTAATGATATCAGATAAACTCATAACGCTGGTGAAGAGCCTCTGTGTACTTGTCGGCATTTCATTTTTAGTCATGCTGGTTGCCATTTTCTTTTCCACCGCCTGGCGAGTCCTGACGTTATCGGGACTGGTGGGGTGAAAGAGAGATGAACCGTGTTCTGTGTGTGGTGATTATTGTCATGGCGGTTGGCTGTGGTGCGCTGTGGCTGGCAACAAACCATTACCGTGACAACGCGCTCACCTACAAAGCGCAGCGCGATAAAAAAGCCAGAGAGCTGGAACAGGCGAATGCCACCATTACTGACATGCAGGTGCGCCAGCGTGATGTTGCTGCGCTCGATGCAAAATACTCGAGGGAATTAGCCGATGCGAGAGCTGAAAATGAAACTCTGCGTGCTGATGTTGCCGCTGGTCGTAAGCGCCTGCGGATCAACGCCACCTGCCCCGGTACCGTGCGTGAAGCCACCGGCACCTCCGGCGTGGGCAATGATGCCGCCGTCGAACTCTCTCCGGTTGCTGGACGAAACGTTCTCGGTATCAGAGACGGAATCATCAGCGACCAGGCAGCATTGAGAATGCTTCAGGAATATATCCGCACTCAGTGTATTAACTAGTATTTTTGTTATTCGGAGAATGCATGAAGAAATTATTGGTAACCGTAAAGCCTTTTCAGGGAACAATTCCGTTCCGTATTTTGCAGCGTGGTCGTGTTCTTGTTGAAGGTTCGTTCAGTGGTAAATGTACGCAATTACACTCCAGGACCTTTCAGGTGAATGCCACGAATGAAGAGCTAACCGTTGAGTGTACGATGAATGCCGCTAAATGCCGCATGGTATCCGCTGCATTACAGCCAGTGTGTTGAGCGACCTTATTATTCATGCGCGGTATTGTCGCCGTATTCCTGCATTAACAGAGACCGCAGCCCGACCGGGAGAATCCTCTGCGCGAGTGTGCGGGGATAATCAAAAACGATACACACCGGGGTTTACCGCGTTAACGGAGCGCGGCGTTGTCCCCTCATGGTCGCTGGTCCGGTGCGATGGTGGAAGAAGCCGGATGTTTATCACTATTAATTGATAACACAGAAATGGATTCATTGATTTTCAGCACGTTTTTGTATTCGTATTATTGAACATCTGTTTATTTTACTTTTAACATATTGATAATAAAAAGAGCTGTAAATCTTTAGATGAGTCGATTTTGTCCGGGGAAGTTCAAATGGATTTTATGCTGACGGTTTCTGGTGTGGTTATCCTGTCCATTGCTTATACTGCAGATAAATATGGCTGCCATTTGTTATCACGTATTGGCGCTTATTGTTCGTTGATGCTGATTTTCTCGTCGCTTTTTTTTTGAGTAAGTTATATTAATTATAACAAATAATTTTCTGTGTTATTTTTTCAGGCTATCCCGTCAGAGGGGAAGCCTGTACTGCCGGGGAGCGAATGGAAAACTGATGTGTCCGGTAACTGCGTGTTCTGTGAACACCATGTTACTTAATTATGTAATTCATACCCGAACTCTCTGTTGACAGCCTTCTTCTGCAGGCTTCAATAACCCACGCTGAAAAGTTTCCTGAACCTTTCAGATCAAGAGCGATGTTAATTTGTTCAATCATCTGGTTTGGAAATCGGATGTTGCGGGTTGTTGTTCTGCGGGTTCTGTTCTTTGATGACATAATGTTTCCCCATATTCAGTGTTGCTGATTTGTATTATCTGAAGTTGCTTTTACGTTAATTTGACGCAGATCAATTAATACGATACCTGCGTCATAATTGATTATTTCTCGTGGTTTGATGGCGTACACACATGTTGTGATAAACCTTATATAGATGATAATCATTATCATTTCGTGGGTCCTTTCCGGCGATCCGACCGGTTACGGGGCGGCGACCTCGCGCGTTTTCACTATTTATGAGATTTTTTGAGGGGGTGGTTGTTGTTTAATTGTTTGGTATATCTACTTGATAAGTAAGGTGAAAATAAAATAAATACAACAACCTTACGATGTGTTTTGATGTCGTCAATGCGAAAAATGTCAATGATATCAAATGGTTTTGCAAAAACACATGGTTGTTGTTTCGCTTTTTATCGATGACTTATGGAGAGGAGATGGCCTTTTTATTGAATAAAAGTGATATGGCCTCCTCCATCGGTATCTCTGTTCAGGCATTTGATAAATGGGGCGTTCCTCCTGTTGAACGTCGGGGGAGGGAAGTTTTATATGACGTTAAAACTGTACTGGAGATAGATCGCGAGCGGCGACAACACAATCAGAGAACACCTGATGACGGGGGAGAACTGGAGGAAAGGCTGCTTCGGGCCAGAGCTGAACTGACAGAAGAACAGGCTGCAGCTCAAAAACTTAAAAATCAGGTAACCGAAGGTAAGCTCATCGATTCAGACTTCTGCGTTTTCGCCCTCAGCAAACTGGCGATGGCATTGTCCAGTACGCTTGATTCCATTCCGTTATCCATGCAGCGACAGTTCCCGGATTTAACGCCACGTCATATTGACCATCTGAAAACCCTTATTGCTAAGGGGGCAAATCAGTGTGCGCGGGCAGGGGATAAATTACCGGATTTACTCGATGAATATATCAGAGCAACAACTGAATAATATGGTGGCCGCCGTTTCGGTTGCGCTGCAGCCTCTGGTCAGGGTTGTACCGATGACGGCAGTTGAATGGGCTGACCAGTATTATTATCTGCCGAAAGAATCCTCATACGGTGACGGCGAATGGAAAACGCTGCCGTTCCAGATCGCCATCATGAACAGTATGGGGAATGATCAGATCCGCACTGTTAATCTGATTAAATCTGCCCGTGTTGGCTATACAAAGATGTTGCTGGGAGTCGCCGGGTATTTTATTGAGCATAAATCCCGAAACAGTCTGCTTTTTCAGCCCACGGATTCTGCCGCTGAAGATTTTATGAAGTCTCACGTGGAGGCGACGATTCGGGACGTGCCATGCCTGAAAGATCTTTCCCCGTGGCTGGGTCGTAAACATCGTGACAATACTCTCACGCTGAAACGCTTTTCATCGGGGGTGGGCTTCTGGTGCCTGGGTGGTGCGGCAGCAAAAAACTACCGTGAAAAATCCGTGGACGTGGTCTGCTATGACGAACTTTCCTCGTTCGAGCCGGATGTCGAAAAAGAGGGCTCGCCAACCCTGCTGGGGGATAAGCGTATTGAGGGCTCGGTATGGCCAAAATCCATTCGCGGCTCGACGCCTAAAATAAAAGGCTCCTGCCAGATCGAAAAAGCGGCCAACGAGTCGGCGCATTTCATGCGTTTTTATGTGCCCTGCCCGCACTGTGGGGAGGCGCAGTATCTGAAATTTGGCGATGAGTCCACGCCTTTTGGCCTTAAATGGGAGAAGGACAGCCCCGAAAGCGTTTTCTACCTCTGTGAACATCATGGCTGCGTGATCCATCAGTCTGAGCTTGACCAGAGCAACGGGCGGTGGATCTGCGAAAACACGGGGATGTGGACCCGCGACGGTCTGACGTTTTTCAGCGCCGCGGATAATGAAATTCCGCCGCCGCGCTCCATCACATTCCATATCTGGACGGCGTACAGTCCGTTCACCACCTGGGTACAGATT